ATGTCCTCGTGGAATAGTTCATCGACGTGCTCCTGAGAGACCTCTGAGCCGACTTCAAAGCCGTAAAGCTCGTCATTTTCAGTAATTAGGTGACCAATTCCGACGGTGGGGTAGCCAAGATGGTCCAAATAGATTTCGAGCTTGCATCCTTCGTCGGCGGCTAGCTCTTTTTGTAACTGTTCTAAGTTCATGGTCCAGTCCTTGTGGCTATCAGTTGAGTTCCCGGGTTAAGACCAGCCAACGCCTGTCGCGTTTGCGGGCTGGTGGTTGTGGGTACGGGGGCTGCCGTCGTTGCCGGAGGAGCAACGCTAGAGGGAGATGGCGCCCCCGTGTTCGATGTGATTGGTGCAACCTCAGAAACGTCCAAGGTCCGAGGATCCTCTTCCTCTGGCTGATTTACGGGTTCGCCAAGACGACGGTTCTTAAACTCTCTCGCAATTTGACGAAGCTCGAACCGGGGAAGTCTGTTACCATTTTCTCGAACCCGCTTTTCAATATCTCGACTGGGAACAAACGGGACAAACTCTCCACGCATTAACTCTCTAGCGTTTGCCACACCATTTTTTTGGAGTGCGCGTCGTATGTCACGGTCACTCATGCCCATTCGTTTCATGTTTTGAACAAAACGATACATGTTGTTCGCTATTCTATACCTAGCTTCGTTTGCATCGCGATAGGTTTGAATGGCGTTTTCAGGATCAAGCGTACCCTTTGTAGAAACCGCTGTGTTAAAAATCTGCGCTGCGGTTTGTCTATCTCTACCATACTCATAACCACGAAACAGGAGCATGTTGTCAGGCTTAACTTCAGTTTCGGTAATACCGCTTAATGATCTAAATATTTCCTGTGCGATACGCCGTTCATTCCCTGCTGGATCAGTGGTGTCTTCAGCAAAAGCTCTGGCTAAACGTCCAAGCTCAATACCCGGAGCCTGAGTTTCTTTCTTCTGTCCCTTAACGTCAGCGAAAAGCTTAACAGCGCCCGGCACAAAAGCACTGCTTATGTGAGCCATGCTTTTCAAAGCTATGTCCCCCGGAGTATCTGCTTCCGGGCGATAAACTTTTGCACCAGTGGCTGTGCGTCCATTCCTAATTGTCACATCTAAAAGTTTTTCAGACAAAATAGCTTCTCCCGCGAATGGGGAAAAAATCTCTGAAATCACGTTTAAAGCGGCGTCAGTAGCAATAGCGGCGGAACTTTTACCCATCTCCTCGCCCTTACTGACAGCGTTGAGGATGGCTCTGGCGGGTTGATTTAAGTAAGCGTACGGATTTGTATAGCTGTAATTCACGTATCCAGTCACTACGTTCTCTGCGTTTTCGCGTTCCCGTATACTGGTTGGAAGAAGTATAGATGTTTTTTCCCACGGCATTCCGTTTTCTCTAATAGCATCCATCTGTTCTTGCGAAACGCCGGCTAAATCCATAGCCATTTTTTGTATCGCCGTAGGAGCTATTACCGTAGTGCTTGTAAAACCTAAAAGCCGGCGCATGCCTATTTCACGTATAGCCTTGTGCTCTGAGGCTAGTTCATCCAGAGACATTTTTAAGGTGTTCGCACTGGTACGAATTATTTCAGCGGGGAACGCTATAAAGTTTCCGACGGGTAACTTGCGTATTTCTTTAATAACCTCGGGAACACGCTCGTAATTAGGTACTGTGTTTTTTACTATGTTGGCTGCGTATTCATCTATTGCTTGGTTCGTAGCACGTCGTATGGCCGAAGCGCTGTCCGGCGCATCCTGTGCAGCGCGCCTAGCTAACTCTACAAATGCCTCATTACCCAAAACTGCTCGTGCAGCAAGATTTGCATTACCCCCGAAGCCGGAGAGAAGTTTGTTTTTTTCAAACTCAAAATTGTAGACTTTCCAAATATCATCGCCGCCTTGGTATAAATCACGCATACGACGATTGATGCTTCCTAAAAAAGCGCCTGGCTTGCCTCGTTGAAAAGTCTGTTTGAAACTACCGCTTGTTGGAATACCAGCAGCATCTTCGGTGGCTCCTTTGGTGCCACCAAAACCCTCACCAATCAAACGATCAATTTCTTTAAGCTGCGCCTGATTTCCGACCACACCAACTCGTTGAAGATTCGAAAAGTATCTTTCTTTGTCCGGTCTTTTTCGAATGCCGTCCCAAACCACACCAACAGAATCAAATAAGTTTGCTCCACTTCCCACGTTTCCTTGTGCAAGAGCAAACAAACTTGAAGATGTTACGTTTCGAATTTGCGTGACCGGAGACAAGACAGTCGCAGCATATTGCGTGATACCCTTTCCCTTCAAAAAGGCCGAGTAAGAAGCCCGCATAACTTGCGCCATGTCATTTGTATGCGCCTTGGTTTGCATACTGATGTTTTTATACACATCGTTCCGCGCAAAGCTGCCTTGGAGCGATCCGAATCCTTCACCTAGTTCCGTATAATCTGCATCTCGAATGGAACGAGGAAGTCTTTTAGCTGCTTCCTGAGACACAAACATCCCTGACGAATCGTCAAGAAGATCTGAACCAATGTATTTGTAAAACCTATCGGTTGCCACAAACTCAGCCATGTCCGCGACAGTAGTTGTTAAAGCTTCAATAGGATCTTTAACCTCTCCGAGAAGACGACGAAGCATTTCATTGTTAGCTTGACGGCTTTTAAACAGACCTGTGCGGAGCCTGTTTTTGGCTACGGTCTGAGCAGCTTGATTACCTGCACTTTTTAAAAACCTGCCCGAGTATTGAGACACAAAGGCATCTGTTAAACGTTCGGCAGCGTCACGGGTGAGAACTTCTTTTCCGCCTTCCGTTATAATATCAACGCCTTCATCAAGAACAACATCGATCTCTTCGGATATGTTTCTAGCTGCGCCGGGAGCGCTTTGAAAATAATCTATGGTGTCGAGTCTGTTTTGTTTAAACTGCTCTGAACCGATGTAGTTTTTATCTTCAAATATTTTGTATCGCCGCCGCAAGTACGAGCCGATTTGTCTTTGAATAATTTCAGCAGCCTCTGCCTCCTGTCCTACAAGACCTTCTCTTGTAAGGTAGTCAGAAGAAAGAATCTGCTTTGACAAACGATCTACCTGAACCCGTGCTTTTCTTGCAGCGCTTTGCATTTCATCAGGCAGCATTTTTAACGGAGGTATGCCAAGATTCTTGGCCTCCTCCATAAACGCATCTTCTTTAGTCAGGTAGGAGTAAAATCGATTAAGAGCCTCTTCCTTGGCAAGAGGTGACCCATCTGCCATAACATTTTCTGAATTTTTCAAAGAGGCGTCTATGCCCTCTTCAACTTGAATGATTGTTCTAGCAACCTGACCTATTTCAGCATCCACCTCTCCACGAATAGCAGTTTGTTTTTCAAAAGCTTCTTGAGAAAGATAGCCTCTGGATCTAAAGGCAGATAAAAACCCTTCAACCATTGGATGTTTGTCAGCTAGTTTAACAACACCAGAGCTTATTGCAGTGCCTGCTTTTAACGCGCCTTTGGCAACAGGGGATGCAACAGGGGCAAGTCCTTTTGCAACTCCCTTACCTGCGAAACCTAATGTACGAAGAACAGGATCAACCGCAGCCGTGGCTCCAACTGCTTCAAGACCAACTTTTAATTTATTACCTATTTTTGCGGCAGCGGCTTCGCGACCCTCTAAGCCAACTGTTTCGGTGGTCTGTGTGATACCGCCACCAAAGAAATCACCGATTGTGGTGACTCCGTCTGTTGCTACAACTGCATCTGTAACTCCAGCAGCGCCAATCTGAGACGCTTTTTGTGCAACTCTGGACATGGCTTGCACACGGCCAAGCCTACCTACAATTCCGGCAGCGAACAAGCCAGGAACTACAAACTGAGTTACAACCTCGGCTATCTCTCCGGCTGCTCCCTCTGGATCAATACCACCCATCTCTCTAACGGTGTTGGCAAAATCAGTGACATCCTGCGTGTAGTCCGTGTCAAAAGCAAGATCAACAAGAGAAGCACCAAGCTCTCCGACACCTTGTGGAATCGCAATAAGACCAGAGGCTATACCCTCTGCAATTTCTTGCGTCGTGGATTCTTGTTGTGCAGGACTTGTTGTTGGCGTTTGCCCACCCGCCGCCACAAGAGCAGCAGCGGCTTCCCTAGATGTCCCATCTGGAAACTCGTACTCAGAGCCAAAAAAACTATGTGTGACTGCCACAAGTTTTCTCCACTACTGACTTCTTGCGATATAGCCAGTAATCCAAGTATCTAAAGCTTTATCATCGCCATTCGACGCATCGAACACCGCGCCAAGATATCCTAAAAGATCTGCATCTGAAACAGTGGACGAAAGATTTACTTCTGTTGGGTTTTCTGGATTTATTTTCATAGCAACACTGTCTTGAAGTCCATCTATTGCAGTTTGTTTATTGTTGGTGTTTTTAATTATGTCCCGAAGAAATCTTCCGCTAGTGTCTACGCCTGTGCCTTTTGAGCCAACCAGCGCTTTTTCTGCCATCCCGTGCGCCCAGACAAGACCTTGAGTAGTCCACTCACCTTCGTCATCCGTATATCCAAGACTTTGTCCTATCTTGACTAGATTGGGCTGCGCTTTCCATTCATCTATTGCAAGCATTTTAGTTTTATACAACTCATCACTGTCTAGTTTGTCTTTTCGATAGCTTGCATCCGACTCAAGTCGAGCAATATCTATTTTATTTCTGGCTATCGCTGACGCAAATTGAAACTCCAGAGTTTGACCTGCTATGGCGTTTCTTGCTGCCGCAAGTTCTCGAGCAGTGTTGTCACGGAATTGTGCAAGTTCTCGAGCAGTAAGATCTTGTCGAGCCGCATTCGCAGCGTTTTGTTTCAACGCATTCACACTTTGATTGTAGCTGTTAATCATCTGTGCTGTGGCGATTGAAGCATCTTTTTCGTCTTTAATCATCGTACGAAGAGTTGCTCTATATTCTTTTCTTTGTGCCTCATCCTTGGCATCAATACGAGCAGTATCTTTAGCATATCCCTCTAGTCCGAAGGACAAACCTTTGGCAACATTTGTCAAAGCATTTTCTGACTCACCTGCTGCAATCGCAAGACCAGCACGAGTTAGATTCATCCAGAAAGAATTCTTTCGATCTTCTTCCGCCTCGTTAGGGTCAAAGCCCATTATTTCTTTGGCGCGCTTTTCGATATCACTCAAACTAACTTCTTCTGGCTCAACTCTTTCAGCGTACTCTACGCCGAAGTCAGCAACGTCTTTCTGAGATTCTGGCTGCCCACCACTAGGGCCAACTCTTTGCCCTGCTGTGCCTGTGGTTAGCAAATTCATTTCTGTTGAGCTATCTCCGCCGCCACGAATGTTAGCAAGTTCCCCTTCCAACGCCGCGTTGCTTTTCTTTGCCGCTTCAATTGCCGGGTCCACAGTAGAAACTGTTTTCTCTGGCTGATCAGTTTCAGTGGCCTCTTCTTTTTTGGCGGTGTCTGATTTTGGTACAAAACCCGCATCAAGACCTGCGTTTTCACCAGGGTCTACACCCGGTGCAGCAACAGGAGGAGTTTCAGATAAAGCTTCGCCGCCGCCCAACGCCATGATCCTTTGCCTTTCGGCGAACCTAGCAGCCTCCGACTGACCTTGCTCATCTTGTGCAGCCGCCGCTTGTCTTTCCCGAATCTCAGCTTCTCCGATCTTGGGGAAAGCTGTGCCCAGCAAACTTGTTTCAGGGGGCGTATCCATAAGAGGCTGTGCTGAAGTCCTCGCCGCTCTAAGAATATCCAACGGACTACCGTCAGAAAACATGTTTCCAAGATTAACATCGCCCACTTGAAAGAATGGACCCGAGTCGTAACGCGGTCCACCCATACGAGCAACCGTTTCTGCCCGTTGTTGTTGAGCCGCTGAAATTTCCGCTCGTTGTTGTGGCGTCATAACGCTGGAGGGCGCCACTGGCTGCCCCCTACCTGCCGAAAAAACAGAGTCGGGCATAGTACGTGGGGACGAAGTTGTAGATGACACGGAAGGCGCCGAAGAAAAAATCCGACCAAGACCAGCCCGCACATCTGTAGGCAGCATCGCCAAATCCTCAAGCAGCGTACGGTTTTGTGTGTTTACGCTTGTACCGCGCTGCGCCCGCATTGGTTTGTTCTGCGCCATCGCCTTCTGCGCTGCCGTCATCAACGGAGCAGAAGAGGCCAAGATCCCAGTTGCACGTTTCGCGGCCCGTGGATCACGAAACATCTTGCGGTAAAGAGGATTCATCACGCAGTCGCCCTTTGTCCGAAGTTAAACAGGTTGCCAATACCACCCGCCTGACCGGCAGCACCGAGGCCCGCGATTCCAAGACCAAGGATCTGGGACATTGCGCTAGGTGGTGGTGACATAGTCTGCGAGGTTGTTTGTTGCAGAGCCGGTACACCTTGGAAGATGTCTGACATAAATCCAACTTGCTGGAATGGAAGCTGCTGCTGTGCCAACAGATTCTGCTGACCAATGTTAAGACCGGTCTGAGCCTGCTGCTGTTGTAGCCCGCCGATTCCGAGCAATGTGTTGATGTCTTGAACGCCGCCCGCTTGTGCCATTTGACCAAGGCCACCAAGTCCTTGAGCCAGAGCACCGCCAAGCTGTGCTTGTTTCAACTGCTGCTGCGCCGCCTGACTGGCAAGCTGCGAGGCTTGCGAAAACCCGGCACTGCGAAGACGCTCACCTGTACGCGCTTGCTGCTCCAGTGTGTTGCGGCCAATCTCCCCTTCGAGGACAGCTTGACGTGACCCGCCAAACGCTCCTGCACCACGCGCTTTTGCTGCTGCTGCAATTTGCTGCTGCTGACCCTGTCTACCAATATCCGCCTGTGCCCGCTGAACAACGTCATCGAGATACGGATCCATATAGTCTTGATACGCTGTCGGCGACATGCCTGCGCCGGCTGCGGTCTGCATCGCTCCTTGAATACCAGCTTCTGCCTGCTGCAAGAACGGCTGGTAGGCACCCACACCAGACAAAGCCGCCTGTATCGCCTGCTGCTGACCTTCTTGTAGTTCTGCCTGCTGCGCTGGCGCATACGGCATAGTAAGGCCGAGGCCACCCTCGCTTGTCGGCTTGAAGAGTCCTTGGGCCGAGGTCAGCAGATTTGCCAGATACTGTTCCTGAAACTCAGGAAGTCTGGTTTCTTGAATTACGGTTTGTGTAGACATTATGCAGAAGCCTCCAACTCGGCCATCATATCATACATACGTGCGGCACCGATATCTCTATCTCCACCACCCGCACCACGCACGGCCTTTGCTGTTACGACGAACTCACCGTCCGACAGACGTGCAGGCACTGAATCAGAAGTGCCGGTCCCCGGACCGTGGACTTCGCCGCCATGCATATAGTTATAGTTCGATATCTCGCGCTGATATGCTGCAAGATCTTCTGGATCAGTTAGCTGGTACACATCGCCGGTCTCACGCGACCGAGAAGTGATGTCGAACATCTCACCCTTCGGGAACGGGCGCTCGGCTTGTTTTTCTTCTTCCTCTGTCATGCCAAGAAGACCAAGTGCACCGAGACCTAAACCAGCAGTAAGCAGCTTGTTCTCACTGGCAAAGTTGCCAAGGGCGCTCATGATGCCAGACCCTTGACTGGATGACGCTACATCAGACGCCGCTGCCGCCGCTGTATCCCCGGCGGCACCTTGAGTAAATATACCGGGTGAGGCTGAAGCAGGCACAGAAGTAACAGGCGCACCGGTAAGACCGAAACCAGCGGCAGCTTCACTGCCAACGAAACGTGGCATAAAACCACCACTTGCTGCCGGCGCAAACCCCGCTGCACGGCCCGCGTATCCAAGGGTGCCGCCGATAAGGGCTGTCTTCAACGCATCCTCAACATCCTGTCCCGCTGCAAGACCCCCGATTCCAGAACCGATGGCCGCACCCATCGGACCACCAAGACCAAAGCCAATCGTCCCGCCAATAACAGGTGCTGCTTTCTTTAAGGCTTTTGTAAGATTCTTAAACAGGCCCATCAGGTAACCACCTTCACTGTACCACTGTCATTATACAGAGCGCCTGTCTCCAGTCCAGACGCACTAGTCGGCAGTTCGGTCAACGTAATCTTTGTCCCGCGCAACTCTCCGGGGTTACGCTCTTGCGAAATAAAAAGCTCCAGCGCACGAGTCAAATCTGACATATACTGCTGCGTATAGTCTAACGGCGGCTCAGGCAGTCTTGGCGGTGCTATCTGATTTGATGACACTAGCGTCTCCCGTCTGGCCGCAAATCAATTCGCGGACTGCCAAGTTTCCACTTAGCCCCTAATGCTTGCGATTCCACACGCAAAGCAAAAGACCTGCCCCGTGCTCGTAAAAACAACTGGTTCGTAAAGGTCTCGACTGGCGAACTAGCTGTGCGAATAGCATCTCCCGAGGCTGTGTTGTCGAAACTCGCACCGGGGAAGTTTCTAGCCTTAACAGTAAACGTGGCTTGAGGACTGCTAAGATTGGTTGACCCGTTAAACGTAAGGTCCGGAATCACTCTTTGTATATACGTGAATTTGTCTCCGTCGCCAATGTCAATCGCAGCGGACTCAATAAAGGAGTCCATCGCAGATCCATCGTCATCATAGCCAAGTTCGTGGTTGTATATGTACTGGCTGCCGGTAGCTATCGGGAATGTTCTGACACCACGATCCAGCCATGCTGTACGACTGAGGTTGCCGAAGTACCAAACCTTCTCGCCGTAGTTGTATACAACATAACGATCATTATCAGTGCTGCTAGCAGATGGGTAAAACCAAAACACTTCCGAAAATTCAGAGTTGATGCCTGAAACAACCTTGTCAGACTGCTCTAGGTTAAAGTCCAAAAACACCTTGTCTTTGACCGTGCATGGAAGCTGCTGAGTTTGACCCGCGTACACATAGAAGTTGTCGATACCCATCCAGTAAACAACGTCTTCGGTTGCGACGGCAGCGTTCGGACTCATGATGGTGATGTTCGAGGCAAGCTGCTGTAGACCAAAAGTAAAAGGTGGCCCGATAAACCGCATCGAGTTCAGAGCGGTGTCTGTCCACACCAGAATCTCTCGTTTGGTTTCCACCGCCTGCACAAAAGTAGACCCGGCTCCAAGTGTCAGATCACCAGCAGTGTTGGTGGATGTTGGATACCAATCAATCGGGTTCTCTTGCGATGAGAATCGAATTAACAAAGGATCTTGTGTGCCGTCACCTTGCGTATCCGAAGCTCCACCAAGTCCGTCTGAACCAAAAGCAATAACATGTCTGTCTTGATCAGACACAAGAACCTGTTTAGCAATCTGCGGAACACTGCGTTTCGTACCAGTTAAAGTAGAAAGTTCAACGGCTCTTGTTGACAGGTTGTTTGTTTTGTCCCAGTAGAATATGCCACTATCTCTAGGATTAATGAGAAGGTCTTCTCCTAAATTATCATGCGACCACAGACGTATTTCATTTGTAGTCGTCAAGCCACCAGATGCAGCATCTCCCCAACCGTCTCTTCCCCAGGTGCCCGCACCCCAACCAGTGCCGCCAACAGTAGTATCAAGGCCCACGTTAATTTGATAAACGCCAACTGTACTGCCGCCGCCATTCCCAGTATCAGAACCATTAGCGGCAACGCTTACAGAGATGGTGTATGTGTTGGCATCGAGCACATTTACTACCTGATGCTCTTTGTTGAGAACAGCAGCCGTTATGTTTCCTCCGAGGGACGCCGCGCTAGAAAATGTTACAAAGTCGTTTTCGAACGCGCCATGCGAAGCGTCTGTGACAGTGATTGTTGTGCTTCCATTACTGGCTGCAAAAGTCACGTCTCCCGCACCTGTGGTCAGTCGGATCGGAGTGATGTCGTTAAGACCCTGACCCTCTTCGATATAGTATTTAAGGTGAGTGCCAAGGCCCAAGTAATTAGAGCCGTCAAGCGCGATCCAGTTATGCAGGGCACGAGCAGAACCAAGATATGTAGAAGAGCTATACTTTTCCCAACCACCCATCTTTTCGGGGTATCCGAAACGAAACCTGATTTTATCACAATCGCGCCAGCCACCTTCGTTAGAATACGAGGTGATTTCTTGATTTACACCGGGCCTGAACTGTAATTTTGTAAGCGGCATCTACCACACCCAAATTTCAACGTATCCAGAAGCTCCCGTTGCAGCAGTCGCACCACCCGCGCTACCACCAGCACCGCCCCCGCCGATAGAAATAGTTAAAGTCTCTCCGCCGACGTTTGATCCTGTTACATATTTTGTCACTAGGTTAGCAGGGCGGCCATCTCCCATATCCACGTCAAAGTTGTCTTTGTAGGATGATCCTCCGGCAGCGCCAGAACCCTCTTGTACGTCTCCGCCAGAATCTCCTGTTAAGAAATCTGAAAGTCCAGAGGTAGCGTTAATACCCCTGTTACCACCTTTGGCTGTTACGGAAATACTCAACGTACTATTAGACACAGTTGTATCGCTACCCGCCGTGCCATTTGCTGCTTGATTTCCAGAAAACCGCCAAACAGCACCGCCGCCGCCGCCGCCGGAAGCTCTAATTAGTACCGCTTGCGCTCCAGAAGGAATTGAATAGCTAGAACCTGATGTCAGGACTGTGATGACTTGAGGATATCCAGCAATATTGTCGATCTGTGTTTGTACGTTACTGGTTACGCCGTCCAAGTAACCAATCTCTGTGCTTGTGACAGCGCTTACAGATACATCGCCGTTGCCGTCTGAAACCAACGCACGAGATGTCGTAAGGTTTGCCATTTTGCTAAATGCGATTGCTGCTCCAGAAGCAACACTTGCATCTACGACAGCATCACTAGCAAGTTTTGCTGCGGTTACTGCATCATCTGCCATATCCCCAGCGACTATTGTGCCGTCCGCTATCTTGGCGGAAGTTACCGCGCTATCTGCGATTTTGGCCGTCGCTACAGCGTCCGCAGCGATCTGACCCGACGTAACTGGGAATGCCATTAACGTCACTGCCGAACCCGCGCCAGCGCCGTTTGCATAAATCAAAGCAAAATCACCGTCTGCAACGGTGGCGTTACCCCCACTGCCTTGAGTAAACACAGCACTTTGCCCAGAGCCGTTATACACCGCGAAAAACTTGCTTTGGTCATTAGGGCTGATGGTTATTGTGTTAGTGCCAGAAGGAGACCCCCCCAGAACCAAAACCCTATAATGCCCATCAGACAACGCACCATCTGACGTGGTTAACGTGGTGGTTGTGCCTGTTAGCGTAAGTGTGCCGACGCCGTTAAGCACACGATCAATAATGTCAAAGTTTGTGTTAGTGGTTGCGCCCCAAGTACCTGACTGTTCTCCGGTGCCGGGTTTTTCAATGCCACTGTTTGCTGTATATGTGGAAGCCATTTAAACCACCGTTTCTGTCCATGTATCTGTTGTACCACCT